CACCAACAACGATGTGATTGATGTGAACACGAGTCCAACGATAACTAACGAGCGATCTAACAATATTCTTCTCCTTGATAGGCGGATAAAGCAAAACGCCCACAGGATTCTGTAAAGAACTCTATGGGCGTTACCCTTCTAGTTTACAGGTGTTAAGGCTGAATCAACCTGAACTTAAGCATCTCTAAATCAATCAGTTGCGTACCCATCTTAGGAATCTCTTGAATGTTTATTTGATTAATCTCTTTTGACTCAGCGTCTACACATTCTGTACACCTACAGCCTTGTCGGTAACGAGTCCACGTGCCATGTGCACGAAGTACACTCGCTTTAGGATGGTCAACAGTGAGCGCTGTGCGTTCCTGTGGTGTGAGTCCGCCCCACAATCCCCACTTCTCTTCTAGCCCATCGTCTAAACACTCTTTCCATACAGGACATTGACGACATACTGCTCTAGAAATTACATAGTAATTCTCTGGTACATCAGTATCTAGTGGTGGGTACCAAAGATCAATGTGGCGGTCTTTGCAGAGAGCATCAATGCGCCAGTCATCTTGATGATTAGGCAATTAGAACTCTTCCGATGGTTTTTCATCGTGCACACGCTTATCACGAAGCGGGCGAATGGTGTTTTCAATGGCGGTATAGATTGCTGTACTCATTCGCTCTATTTGCTCGTTCATCTTTTCAATCTGTCCAAGAAGAGTCACAACTTCACCTGACAAACGTTTGTTCTCCACAGCCAGTTGAAGAATATTGTCCCAATTGTCTAACAAGATCTCTGCCATGGACAATTCAGTTTGAGCAGAGAACTCCTCCAACGAAGGTGTCTCCATCTGTTTAACGACTTGTGGTATCATGCTGAGGGCATATGACATGCGCTTGCGTTCACGCTCTAACTCCTGTTGCATTGTCCAATGGTTTGGCTCACTTGGATTAAAAATGTAACGGGGATCTTTTTTAGACATCCACTCATTGTAGTAGTCGTGGTTATTGTGCATCATGGAGACCCTCTTCCTGAACTTCGCAGTCCCATCCGCAGGCTCCATAGCCGATGGCGTCAGTCCAGTGGTCACGCTTTTCAGGTGTCCACGAGAGTCGGGCGATCTTGAGAAGCATCATCATGACCGCAACATCGTGTGGTCGGATGTGCACTTCTTGACGGCGGTCAATGATGCGCCGAATGTACGTTGTCCACAAGTCACCTGTGGTGGCAAAGTCATCAATGGGATCGCCGTATTCGGCGTCTCGTACACCGTTAATCAGGTGATCGGCTTCCGCCAAGATGTTTGTACGATTGGTGGGATTACTAGTCATGGTGCACCTCGCTATTATGTTGCGGGAATTATAGAGGTGCAATTACGCCGTGTCAATTGTCTTCGGATAGATCCAATACATCTGCGTACATAGCGTTGGTTGCTTGCGCACCCATCCCGCCACCTTCAAGCATGCGATTGGTTTCTCCCGCTTTGGCACCGAACAAGCGAGACAACACACCGCTGGATCCTCGGGCTTCCATCTCCAAACGAATGGTGTCACGGGTATCAGAGATGTTCTTAAAGCGGTCAATAAGATTAAACAAACGATCCATCTCATTAGACAAGGCTGGATCAAGACCTTGACCTTCTAGTTCTTCAGCGAAGCGGGCGAACATCACACGCCCTACTTGCATCTCTAACAAGGCACGCATCGCCGCCTGTAACTGATCCTTTGTGCGTATCTCAATTGGAAGTTTAAATGCGCATTCCGTGTTTTCTTGAAATGAAGGACAACGACTACTCAAATAGCAATTGTTGCACTGTCGTAAAGGGTTCGCATTGTAACGAATTACGCTGACCTTTTCGGGATCAATTTCTATTGATTCTCCTTCATTATCAACGGTTTGTGAGCCAAACGAGGTGATCGTTTCCATACCCATAACAGGTAGTAATACACGGTCATTTTCGTGCCTCTTGTTTGGCACGTTGATAGTAATAGGCGACCCCCCTGAAGTGGGTAAAGTGGGGGTATGTGTTTTGGGGTCAATAGCAATTAATTGCCCATTATCGGTGTCGGTGAATTCTAGTTCGTCATCGTCATTCATAGGGTCATAGCCCCCAAAAGTGTGGGTCTCCCATTGTTGCCAAGAGACAATTGCAAGGTTACCGATTGCGGATACGTTGTCGTCCATTACAGCATCAAAATCAATACCGAGTCGGGTGATATCGGCACGGTGCTTTTTACGTGACGACTCTTTCTGTTGTGCTGGGTATCGGCGTAGCCCGTGACCATCCCATACTTGTGTTTCGCCATAGCGAATAGCCGATGTCCATGAACCTGCAATGACGGTGTCCCATTGAACACGTTCAATCAGATCAGGCTTAGAGGTAATGCCGACTAACTTGGCGCTCCAGCGCTGAGAGATGGATACAATGCGCCCCACGTTGCGTCCTGTGACCGCCTTGTCACTAATCGCCGCCCGACCATACTTCTGACACAGCCACGCTAGGCGCTCTAGATCCTGCTCATCGTTCCATAGTGGGTAGTACTTTTCACCCAGCCATGCGCCATCGTAATCAGGGCGACCAATTACAATGTCTATATTATCTGCGTGATCTCGTACGAATTGATCAAAGCGGTTTGTGTCCTCATCGTTTTCTGATGTGTACACAATGAGTTCTCCGCCTCCATAAAGCACGCTGAGGTCTAGTTCTTTCTTCTTGGGGATCGGGAAGTGGGTCAGGTTGATGGCGTAGCGTTTAACGCCAGCGTCCATGAGCATCTTGCGATACGTCCCCTTCTCTGCTCCACCAAAGAAGATCTTCACTCTTCGTAGCCAGCCTTACGCCACACCGATGGGCTGTGGTTTTGCTCTACGAGCATTGCTTCAAGATCATCTACATAAAGACGCAAGATGTGAATACATGGGTCATCGCCCTCGTCCCATGCCATGTCTTCGTCCTCGGTTGATGGAAGTCCATCGTGCGTTGAGCACACTGGTGGACCAACCCACTTGTTCTCTAACCCCATTTTAAGCCATGAGTCAAAATCCATTTCAGACATCGCCCCAGTTCCTTTCCGCTCTCGCAAGAGCCTGCTTATCCGTTTCTTCTACAATCTCGCCCCATTCCTTTTTGAAACGAGACTCAGACCATTCAGGTCTAACAGTGTGTGGCACTGTTACCAACAGTGTAGGGATTCCGTTGTGGGCTACACGTGCAACAACCTTAGGGTCAACGTCAATGTACCAGTTGATTCGTCCATAAACAGCATGAAGATTACTAATTCTTTCAACTTTTGATTCCACAGTGTTTTCAGTAATAAAATCAACTGTTGAGGCTTTAAAGCCTTCACGCTTTAACCAATTAAGCAAGCCGTCTTGGTTTTCTACACCGTGAGCAAACACCATCATACGACCACTGTACGCAGGGAACAGCGTGTTCCATAGTTTCCTGCCTTCAGGTGTTGGTTGCCTTGCTCCGACATCATCACTTACTGGGCTAGGCACCGACAGGACGTCTAGCGAAATAATGATCATCAGTCGTAGAGTCCCAATTCAATGCGTTGACGGTGTGTGTAGTATTCGGCGGCAGGGCAATACATGCAGAGGTATTGACGCTTACCTACAGGAACGCCGACCTTGCGACCGATAGTCTTGTCGTCTGCGCACCAGTCAATGCAACCTTGCTTAGGACGGTTGTGGCGATTAAAACACTTAAGTGCGTCTACCTTTAATTCGTCACGAGTGTCACGGATGTAGACGTCATTTTCTTCTAACTTGCCCTTGACGGCTGTTTCAGCGTCTAGTTTTTTGGCAGTCTCTTCATCTGTGCGGAAGATGATGGCGTTGCAGTCTTGTGGGTTTGGTACCTGTGCGTTGTGGCGATCACAGAGTTCACGCAACTCTTGGTCGTACTCCGCAGGTCCGTCATACGGCTTCATCTTGTACATAACGCCGTGTGTTTTGCATACCAAAAGACGGTGTGCTTGATCATTAGCCATGTTGTACTCCTAACTTCGGTCTAGCCGAAGCCTACTACAAATTATTAACCTTTATTTGGCTTTAAAAAGTCAAAAGCATCTGCTGTAGTGGTTTCAGGTAAACCCATGTTTCCTGTGAGGTAATGCCTATCGTGGATAGGCAAATGTGCCGCATACACACGGTGTACTGCACCTAAATGCTCCATGTTTTCAGGATCATACCCTAGGTCGGCTGTTTCTCGTTTGAGGTCTTGCATATACTTGTCCCTGCCTCGTGGACCAACAGAACCTGATGCACCATAACGACCAGCATCATTCATGCGGTTTATCATTCCTGCTCTTGCATCTTCCGCCAAACGTGCTTTAGCGTTAAGGAACGGTTCATTCATTGGTTCCATGCGATGATTGTGTGCCATGATTATTTAATCCTTTTAATGGTTGGATCTGACATCATTGCTTTGTCAATTTTGTTGACCAAATACATTGATGGGTCTTCATCGTGCTCCGCCCACTCTTCCTTGCTCTTTGCGTAAGTAAAGGTATCTTTCATACCTTGATTAATAGCAGTAGCCCACGATGGTGTGGGATCTGTTGACTGGTAATTGAGTCGTGGACGATTGCGAAATGGTTCGCCTACTGGGTTCATACGATGGTCGTGTGCCATGGTTAATCCTTACTTTAAAGAGGGAAAAGTTTATCCTGCATACCCTTGTATCGGGTTGTTAGCATTCCAGTATGACATGATTGGCACAGGTGGTTTGTGAGATCTTCGTGAGATTCCTGTTCAGTATCACAATGCACGCATGTACGCCTGTAATCCTTGCCGTTTGCCTGAGGATTACCCCGAAAGTCGGGACGCATGTTACTGGTGGATGTGCGCTTCGGGAGCGTTTGCCAACGGGGTGCGCTCTACGAGACCGTACTGTGATTGCAACTCCATTGCACGTACCGATGGATCGGTTGGGTCAACATTGCCACCACGATCAGGGGTGAGCGTCTTAAACTTACCGTCCTTGGCACCGAGGCGAAGGTCATTGTTCATTGAGCGGTTTTCGTTTACAGCCATAGTATTAATCCTATCATTTAAAGGGGGCGAGGTTCGTGTCAATACGGTTTTGTCCAAAGTTGCCAATCCGTGAAGGAGTGGCACGCTTTTGAGCACGACTACCTGTAGCAGGTTTACTACTAGTTGCAGAAGTACTTGAGGCAGAAGGGTTTTGACGTTGTTCACGCATCTGTTGAACACCAGCAATAGCCTTTTGTTGTAAATCGGTCAATGGTGGACGAGCAGGGGCAGAAGGGGACGCTGGGGTACGGGCTGGACGGTTAGTAGCCGTCACTGAAGGAGTGCGTTGTATTGGACCAAACGCAGGGGTCTGCGCTGGTTGAGAACCAGATACAGGTTGAGAACTAGACGTAGATGGCGTGCGTTGTGCTCTCTGTTGTTCCATAGCCGTGACAACTCGTTGTTGATTCGGGTTTAAATCTTCAAAAGTGGATGGCACAATTGGGGCAGGTGGGGCAGGTTCTTCTGGTACAGAAGGAGAAAACCGTGGCATCCATCTAGGACGGGGGCGTCCCGCAGGAGTTGCTGTAGGCGTTGCGGTTCCTGTAGGAGTGGTTCCTGTAGGAGTGGTGGAGGGTGTTCCGCCTCCCGTAGGTGTTGTAGTAGAAGGGGTAGCCGTTCCCGCAGGAGTTCTAGTTCCCGCAGGTCTACGCCTTGGTGCTCTCGCAGGAGGGGTAGATGGGGTGGTGGCTGGAGTTGTGGAACCACTGCCTGACGATGATCCATCATCTTCGTCTTCTTTTAATGATTCCTTATAAAGGTCTATCGCACCTTTCCA